CTCTAGCTGTTAATGTTACACCAGTAAAAGATAGGTTAGCAAAACTAGTAATTGCTATTGATGTTGACATCTTTACACCTTGGTTAACAAGTGCTGAACCACCTGCTGTGTATCCTGATGAAGTAACTTCAGATCCAGATGCTCCTAAATTTGGTGAGTAATTTGTAGTTGATTTACCTAGTGTTGCAGTACTTTTGTACATTGCTAATTTGTATGTATCTGTTGATGCATCAAAATCGTGACTTCCTTGAAGTAATTCTTTTTTAAATGAATTACAAATTGCGTTAGTTGTTATTGCCATTTTATTCTCCTTTTAAATTTTATGGTGATGGTGAAGGTATCTTAACTCTAGGTACCCCATCATCGTATTCTGCTCGTCTTCTTCTTCCCATTTGTTGTAGGGCAAAAGCTTCTGTTTCTTCATTATACTTTGTTTTATAAAGATTGTACATATCCATAGGACCCTTTAAATAAGAAAAAGCTTCAGTCAACACGCCATGTAATAACATAGATTCTTGATACTGAGATAAATAAGTAACGTTAGTTGAAGTAAAATTAGGTGGAGTTACAATATAATTTAATTGAACTGCATAAGCTTGATCTGGAGTAGGTGCCACTACTATTGAAGCATCGTCCCAATTAGCATAGTATTTAGGTTGTCCTGTACCTCCAGCACCATTGTATTCTGATATAAAACTAGTGTCTCTTTTTTCCATAAAAGTTCTAGCACTAGTAATATTACTATCTGCAAATACTTGTAAAGATCTAATAACTAAAAAATCAGCAGGAGTTACTAAAAACCTTTTATTTGCAGTAAATGAAGAAGTTGAGTATTTTCTTGTATCATCATAATCAACCTTACCTGCAATATCTAATTCTATATTTCTAATGAATTGTCCAATAAGAGTATCACTTAATACATTTGAATTTACTTCTGTGTAATTTCTAACTTGCGTTAAAAAATTTGAATAACTTATAGCCATTATGTAATACTCACTGTTACTGTACCTGTAGTACTTATTAATTGTCTTTGTCTATTTTGTTCTGAACCATTATCAGGCTGCATTCCAGAAGATTCAAAACTAAATATACCAGGCAATATTAAATCAACTGTTGTAAATTTAGAACCTCCAGATTTTAAAGTAAAATCTTGAGATCTAGTATTTTGTAATGCTATTGCATCTGCTTTAACTGTTCTTCTTCTTATTTGAGGTTGCTTAGATTCAAATTCAGATATATGAACTAATGCTCCTGTCCACTCTCTAACCATCTCTTGATATGGAAATGCCATACCTGATCTATCAGATATTGCAAGAGATTGTTTTCCTGTTGCGTAAGTAGACATTACACACCATCTCCAAAATAAACTTGTGGTGAAATATATAAAGAAGTTCTAGAACCGTCTTCATCTAAAGCTCTTTTCATTTCATCTTCGTAAGCCATTTTTAACATTTGAGTTCTGTCTGCAGCTTTTAAAAAAGAAATATAATATGCAAGACCTGCTACCATACAAGGCAAAAATCTGTAAGGAGCATCAGGGGTATTAGTATATCCTCCTGCATCTTCTATTCTTCCAATGTAATAATATTTTAAATGTGTGTATGTTGTAGCATCTGGTGCTTGGTATAAATAAATTTTAGGAGTTATATGTCTTTCTATATAATATTGAGAAGGTTGTCCTGTAGCTCCTTTATTAGGTAATGCTGCATAAGTAGATCTATCTGTTTTAGTTAAAGAAACATCTCGTGTGTCAGTAGTAGTTCCTGATGATGTAGATATATAAGCTTCTAAAACATCGCTACAATCACTTGGTACAGTGTATTCAAAAGTTCCTGCAGTTAATTGTTGTGATTTATTTTTAACTTTCCAAAGATGTAATCCACGATTACCCCACTCTGAGAATAATATATTTAAATTTCTTCTAGCTCTTTTTAAATCATACCCTGAAGCTGTAGTTAAGCCACATCTCTCATATGCTTCATCAATAACTTCATCAATTTGTAGATCAAATGCAGTGGTTCCAGAAGTAGCCATTATATAATATCCTTATAATAATCGTAGTTTTTTTCTATCTTAACTTCTCCACCAGTGTTATAATCTATAACACCAGCATTACTCTTAGACTCTTCTCTTAATATTCTTAAAACTTCACTAGTTTGAGATTGAATTGACATAGTAGGATCCATGTCTTTCATAAGTTCATCAAACCTTTTGTGTTTCTGCGGATTATTTTTTAAAACTTTTTTTGCTAATGAAGACATTAGATCATACCTTTGTAATAATCCATAGACTTAGAAGTTACGATTTCTCCTTTTTTAGAAGATCCGTGTTTTCTTTTTTTAACCGGTACACAATTAGGTACTTTTTTTCCGCCTTTGTCTTTCATACCAATCATTTCATACCCTGACCAACATGGTCCTTTTGATTTTTTCATATTATTCCTCCGTTTTAGTGGCCACTTTGTAAGTTATGCACTTATCCTTTTTTCGATTGTACAACTTCTTAGATTGTATCACTTTTGGTTTAAACAGTAAATGTCCTAGCGAGAGGATTTTTTTTATTGGATTTTTTAACTTGAAGTTTCTTTTTTTCTTTATTTTTCTTTTTTGGGTCACCTAATTTACCGTCTATTTGTTTAGATATTTGTGATCTTCCTATTGTCATTATAATATATCCTTTGCTTTACCTAATATTGGTTTATACTTAGTTTTGCCTTCTTGTCTATATGCAAGTAAATACTGTGCTCTTCTATTTTCAGGAATCCAACTTGCGTGGATCCATCCTGAGTTAGGTTCTCCAGGCGTATAGTACTCGAGGATCAACTGATCTGTCTCAAGGTTCTTTTTAACCCAATCAGCTACTTCAGCATTATCGACTCCTACACATTCAAAATCACAAGCCTCAGCTTTTGCATGTTGTGAATCTCTAGAGCTGCCAATAGCTAGACATAAATCTTCACTACGAAATCCACTAGTCACCTTAACCCTACCAAAATGATCACGTACTGGCTGTAGTATATTTTCACAAACATCTTTTAATTTTTCTATCTGCCCTGCATTAGGGTTATTATTAATACCTTTCCTAACAGCTGTGTCTGATTTGATAAGCTCTAATAAAGTGAAATTACGACTTAAATTCATGTTTACTCCTAGTTTAAAATTAACTTTTTTATAGAAAAAGATCCATCAATATTTTTTTCAAGTTCTGCTTTAGACTTGATACATTGATGAGTAATATTACCACCCTTATCTCCACGGTCTGCAATCCTTTTACCTTTTAAACACGTAGACATAGACTCTTGTATTCTATGTTCTTTAATCTCTCCGTTAATAATCATCAGTAAGGCTACAACGATCTCAGTCATATTTTCTCACATATATTAATATAAATAATGTAATAATTGAAACCACCATACCTATAAAAAATAAACCTATCATCTAGTGACTCGTTCCATTTGCTCTTACCTTATCTTTTAATTCTTCAACATCAGCTAATGCTTTTTCTAATTGAGCTTTTAAAAATTCTATATTGACTTTGTTAGTCATATTCTGTTCTTGAGTTATTTCTAACTTTTCCGTTGTCTTATATAAATCTTCTATCAACATATACTGTTCTTGGTCAGTAGGTAATTGCTCAGATTTTTTTAATAAATCAGCTTGAAACAGTTCTCTTGATGTCTCTAAACTTGTTAGTCTAGATGTGACCTCTGTGTATGCAAAGACACCCATGGCTACACCAGCAATGATTGCCAGCATATTTTTCATTGGCATGCTTATTGATGTATTCTCATTTATTTTCATTCTTTAGGCACCGGTAATGTTAAAAATTTATCACCCATTAATTTAAGTTCAGGGTTCTTTTTTTTATACCCATCTTTTAACTCATCCCATTTACTTTTACCATCTGCGGGTCTATTATCTAATTTAACTGGAGTTACACCTGTACACTTTGATACTAATAATCTAAAGTTTTCATTCTGTGCAAGACTAGGATTACTATTAACTCTACCACACATCTTCATTAGTTCTAACTGTTGTTTAAGTTCCATGTTTTCTTGCTGTACTTTTCTAAATTCTTTTGTGCAAGCTGTTCCTATGTAGTGTCTGTAAGTTACACTAAGACGATCGTTATCAGAATCATTATCATAATCATTA